GTATTCATACTTTTTATAAGTTCGTGTACAACAACTGAACCCGAGCAGGTAAACAAATACGATACTTTACTATTAAAAGTTGCTAAAAGTCAATTAAAGATGGATAGTAGTATTGTTGAGGCTACAAAGAAAGAAGCTAAAATAATTAACAAAACTGTTGAAAGTATTATTGAGGATAAAAAACAGATTAAACAATTGTTTAGTGAGGTAGCTGAAATAAAAGCAAATCCAAGAGTACAAATTCAAATTGATACTGTTAGGGATACTGTTTTTGTTACAGAAAAGAAAAACTTCTGGGGTAAAAGTAAAAAGGATACAGTACAATGAAACAGTTTTTTTGTGATGAAAGTGGACATTATAGCATGAAGCGTTTATGTGGATTGTTATGTGTAATAGCGTTATGCGTTACCATGTACCACAATTCCTTTAGTGAGGAGCACACTGCACCATCAACTATATTAGTGGAATCAGTAGCCTTATTGGCTTTTGGTTGTTTAGGATTAACCTCAGCTGAAAAGATATTTAAGAAATGAAACTATCAGAGAATTTAGATTTGTCAGAAGTGACTAGAAGTGAATCTGCTAAAAGAAGTGGTATAGATAATATGCCAACAGAAAAACATCTAGAAAGCTTAAAATTACTAGCAACTAATATCTTTCAACCAATTAGAGAACATTTTAAAGTTCCAATACATATAAGTTCAGGATACAGAAGTGAGAAGTTAAATAGACTTGTTCCTGGTACATCATTAACGAGTCAACATTGTTTAGGTGAAGCTTTAGATATTGATATGGATGGTACAAAAATTAAGAATAGTGAAATCTTTAAATACATAAAAGATAATTTAAATTTTGATCAGCTTATATGGGAATTTGGTGATGATGTTAATCCTTCATGGGTACATGTAAGTTATAAAGCTAACGGTAAACAACGTAAACAGATCCTCAAGGCAACTAAAGTGAGAGGAGAAACTAAATACACATCATATAAATAAAACCATGCCTAAAAAATCAACACCTGTTAAAACCTCTCAGAAGGTAGTTTTTGGTAAAAGACGTGAAGGTAAACACGCTAAAAGACTTAATAAACATTCATCTCCTGCTTCTAAATATAGAGGTCAAGGTAGATAATTAATTTGATTATTATTTTATAATTAGTTTAGTTATACTAAATTATTGTAAAACATTAATTGTTACAATAAACATCATATTTTTGTATAATGAGCAATGTACCAAATAAACAAATTGGCTGGAGTCAAGAATCTAATCTGTTATGGCAAGTAGCTAAACAGTTGGAAGGATTGAGCTGTCAATTATGTAATGTAGGTATTCCAGGACCACAGGGCCCTCCAGGACCTGCTGGATCATTAACAGATGCTTATCATGGTGCTTTTATATTTAATTTTGTCACTGATCTCACATCAGCTATACCTAATCCAAGTAGTACAGCTGCTATTCAAGTGACAGATACAACAGGATTCCCTTCTTCAGGATATATTAAAATTGGTAAGGAGATTATTGGATATACAGGAAAGACAGCTACAACATTTACAGGGATAACTAGAGGTGTTGCTACATCCTCTGGATCTAGTCATTCTATAGGATCAGCTGTTAGTCAGGCACAATGGGCTGCTGCAAATACTCCTACACAAGTGAAAATAGATGAAACAGAACTATCTAATGGTGTGACTCTTAGTGGTTTAGGTAATGTTACAATAGCTAATGCAGGTGTATACAATATTCAATTTAGTGTACAGTTTGAAAACTTTGGAAATGATTATGATGATGCGGCTGTTTGGTTCATGGCAAATGGAAATCCTATTGCTAAAAGTGCTAGCCATTCCACTATAACACAAAGTCATGGTGGTCAGCCTGGTGCATTAATTATGACAGTGAATATTTTTTACACAGCTGCATCTGGAGATGTTATATCTTTAATGTGGACTAATGTAGAAGGAACAGCAGCAATCACAAGTATACCTTCTGTGGGTAGTGTTCCACAATCTCCAGGAGTAATTTTTACAGTAAATAGAATATCATAATTATGAAAATCCCAAACAGACAAATAGGTTGGAGTCAAGAAAGTAATTTGTTATGGCAAATCAGTAAACAATTAGAACAGCTTATTAAAGTGACAGCTAATCTTACTACCACAACAACTACAACTGTAGCTCCTACGACAACAACCACTACCACTCTCTAATTAAGAGTGTAAGTAAAACCAACTACATATATGAAGAAAGAACTCAGATTTATCTGTGCCCAACCAGATGACACTTATTACACATGGCAGGTACATTTATGGCTTGAAAGTTTAAAAAAACTTGGACACTCAGATAAAGCCACTGTATTAATATACATCCCAGACTTCAGAGAAAAGAATACTAGATGGGAACAAGTTATTAATCTATATCCAGAAACAGAATTTGTTTTCTATAAAGATGTAGATAAAGTGAGTAGGCTTTTAGGTATCTATATACCAATCATTAGACCTTATGTTCTAATGAGATATTTTAGAGACCATCCTGAAATGAAAGATAAAGCTGTATTCTATTGTGATAGTGATATAGTTTTTACAGAGAAGTTCAATGTTGATAAGTATATAGATGATGATATAAGTTATCTATCAGATACAAACAGTTATATCAATGCTTCATATTTTGATAGTAAAATAAAAGATGTTCTTCCAGATAAATTGGAAGCTTATAAAGAAAGAGACATACTACAAGAGATTACATCTATAAATGGTATATCAAGAGAAATAGCAGAAGCTAATAACTTACATTCAGGAGGAGCTCAATATCTATTAAAGAATGTAGATGAACAATTCTGGAGTGATGTAATGACAAGTTGTTTACTTATTCGTACACACTTAAGAAATATCAATCAAGAGTTCTTTCAAGATGAGAATAAAGGATTTCAAAGTTGGTGTGCTGATATGTGGGCTGTCCTTTGGAACATCTGGAAAAGAGGAGGACAAACAATAAACACTCCAGATATGGAATTTGCTTGGAGCTCTGATCCTATTGAGAAACTTGAAAGAACAACTATATTACATAATGCAGGAATAACTGATCCATTTATGGGAGGAAGTTATCCAGCTTTTTATAAAGGAACATATCACACTGGTAAAGATCCATTTGATGATCCTCATTTAGAAATAGTTAATAATAATGAAGAAACTAAAAAACGTTGCAATCATTATTATCTACAACAACTTCTTGAATTAAAGAAGAAATACAACCTTAAATATGAATAAAGATTTTGTAGCCCTGGTTGCTAGAAGTCTTGCTTAATTTATATAAATAAAGAAAATTTTTATTCACAAATTAAAAAAATTAAAAATGGCAAATGGTAACAATCAACGCTTAAAAGCGTATGTAAGATTTGATGGAACTGGTAGAGTGGTAGCAGGGTCTCTTATTCTTAGAAAAAATAAACCTAAAGTGGGTAATTGGCAAGAAATTACAGCATATGAATGTTGTAATTATACTACCACCACAACTACTACAGTGGCTCCAACTACTACTACAACCACTACAACTGTAGCTCCTACAACTACTACCACCACCACTATAGGAGGATAAAAACTATGGCAAAATCATTCTTTCCAGAAGAGATGATGAAAGCATCATCCTCTGAAGAATTGACATTAGAAACTATAGCTGGAAAGCTTACATATTTTCATGAGCAATTACATCTATTGCATTGGCAAACAACTTCGTATGCTACACATCAAGCTTTAGGAGGATTGTATGATTACGTACATGATTTTAAAGATGATGTAGTAGAGAAGCTTATGGGATATTTAGGTAAACGTCCTGGTATTTTCAAAATAGAGCCTCTATCTAATGCATCCTCTATGGATGTTGTAAAAGATTTAGGTGTGTTTGCTTCTGATTTAAAAGCATATGGTGAAGCTAATCGCTTTCATGACATATGTAACTTAGCAGATGCATTATCTGGAGAAGCAGCTAAAACTAAATATCTATTAACACTTTCTTAGAATTGTGCAAATAAGTAAAAAGTTATTGTGCAAATAAATAAAAAGTTTTTTCCAGAAATACTTCCAGATAATGAAGAAATGTATTTCTCTCATTTAGAAGGAATAATAGATTCAGTAGATGAACTATCTATATTAGAAATAACTAAAGGGCCTAATGCTTATATATTTAGACTGGCACCTAGTTTACCTAAATATAACGAAATGTTACTAGAGGAAATATTAAAGTTTCACAACATGTTTCAAATTAAATTAGACTTATCGAAAAGCATTAAAGCATCTGCTACCATCTCTTTTCAAATAATTCTTGACAATTAGTATATTTACAAATTAAAACCAAAAACTATAATTATGTCAAACAACGTTTACAACCCAAACAAAAAGTACACATGGGGTCCAGAGGATCAATTCAGTCTTAAAGGTGATGAATTTGGTCTTATTTTAAATAGCCTTAGAGCTGTATTAGGAACACCAGAAGCTAGTAGAATTATGTTAGCTCACCAAGCTAATGATATTATTGAAAATATGGTGAAACGAGCTGTTGAAGCTGGTGTTGCTGTAGAAATTAAAGACTAAAGAAATGGCAAAACAAATGTTAAAACGTGCTGATGGTTCTGTTTCTCAAAGAGGACTTTGGGATAACTTGAGGAGTAAGGCTGCTCAAAATAAAAAGTCAGGAGCTAAACCAAAAGCCCCTACTAAAGCAATGTTGTCTCAAGAAAAAAAGATCAAAAGTAAAGGAAAATGATACTGGCTATTAGTGATGAGTGTAAACAAAAATACTTCTCTGAAAAGAAAAAGGGAGGGGTTGTTTATAAAATTACTAATAACATTGATGGTAAGTTTTATATAGGCAGTACAAATAATTTAATAAAAAGATATTACACTCATATTTATGATATACGTTCTGGTAGAAACACTTGTGTTAAACTAATTAGAGCAGTTAATAAACATGGAGAAGATAACTTTAAATTTGAGATTGTTTGTGAGTGTTCTACTAATGAAATTCTAAAAACTGAACAACAGTATATAGATAATCTTGATCCACATTACAATATTGCTAAGATTGCTGGAAGTAATCTTGGTATCAAAAGAACAGAGGCAGTAAAGTTTAAAAAATCTATATCTCAAAAAGAAAACTGGAAAGATAAAACTTATAGAGCTAAGCATTTAGAAAACTTATCAAAGAATTGGAAAATTGGTTCTAATCATAAAATGGCTAAACTTACAGAAGAACAGGTCATTGAGATTAAGAAACATCTAGCAAATAGTCTTCTACCTAAACAGGTAGCAGATAAACTTAAATTGAGTTATCACTCTATAAAAGATATTCATAAAGGTAAAACTTGGAAACATATTACAATATAAAAAAATAATGATCCATGAATTTACTAATAGGATAGAAGTAATTACCCCAAAAGGGGATGGAATAATACTTTATTTAATAGATTATGGTCACGAAACTGATACCATCTACACTATTATAATAAATGCTACAGGAGAGCTGTGGCAATATGCTCATAAAGATATAATTGTTAAACCTAACATAACATTCAGAAGATATGAAAAAAGTTAAAAAAATGCAATCTGGGGGTAAAGCTACTGCTGATAGTACAGCTTATTTTAAGAATAAAGCAAAAGATGATATGAAACTTGCAGTAGTTAAATCTAAATATGGATTAAAAAATGAAGCTGAAAAAAATATAAAAACAGCTAAAGAGTCTCTTACATCTGCATCTAGACAATTCTATAAAGGAAAACCAGGTTATGATAAAAATGGATATCCTGTTAAAAAGATGCAAAATGGTGGAAGTCTATCTGGACTTAAAGCATCTACCAAAAGAGTTGGTCCTGTAGATCCTAATGGTGCTTGGACTAAAGTACAAAAGAAAACATTAGCTGGTGCTAGAGGCAAAGCTGTGTTAAAGAAAGACAAACAATTGGGTGCTACCAAAATGAAAAAAGGTGGAATTATTAAAAAGAAATAATCATGCCAAAGGCTAAGGATAAAAATTGGATACAGAAAGCTACAGCCTCTATTAAAAAAAGAGGAACTAAGGGTAAGTGCACTCCGATAACAAAGAAAAGTTGTTCTGGCCGAGCTAAATCTTTAGCTCTTACATTTAAAAAAATGGCTGCTAAAAGAAAGGGTAAATAATCATGACAAGGATTCCTAAGACAAAGGTGTACAATCCACAGAAAGCTAGTGCTTATGTTGGTAAAGGTGTTCTTAGAAATGGTGACACCCTCACTTCTATTAAAGGATCTATCACACCTGTTCCTAATGGTCCTCTTATTAAAAAGAAAGGACCTTTTAAAGGAAGCACATTAAAGAATGGTGGAAGAGTTGTTTCTAAGCCAGGAGCTTGGACTAGAAAAGAAGGTCAGAGTCCTACAGGAGGTTTAAATGCTAAAGGAAGAGCATCTTTAAGGGCTCAAGGACAAAACATTAAACCTCCTCAACCAGAAGGAGGTCCTAGAAAAAAATCTTATTGTGCTAGATCTGCAGGACAAATGAAAATGTTTCCTAAAGCAGCTAAAAATCCAAAAAGTAGATTAAGACTAGCAAGGAAAAAATGGAAATGTTAACAATTAAAAACTAATATAATGGCAAAGAGTAAATCACAAACTAAAGCAGATGCTCGTATGGCTGATCTTCTAGATAGACAAGATGGTGTAGGTAAATATGCTCCTAAAAAGAATAATGCAATTAATAATTCTGTTAAAAAATCTAAATCTAATTAAAAAATATTATAATGGCAATGATGAAAAAAGCAAAAACAGGAGTTTCATTAAGATCTGGTCAATTAAAACGTATTGGAAGACTTGAAGCTAAAAATCCAGATAGAGCTACAAATGTAGCTAAACGTATGGTAGAACGAGATACTCGTAAAGAACGAGGACAAGATTTTGTTACAAAAAATTTAGATAAATTAATGCCTAAGAGAGCTAAATCTGGTGGATCATTTCCTGATCTTAGTAAAGATGGAAAGATTACTCAAAAAGATATTCTTATTGGTAAAGGTGTTCTTCCTAAGACAGCTAAATCTGGAGCTACTATGATGAAAATGGGTGGTAAGATGGCTAAACAAGCTGCTGTAGCTATTGCAATGAAGAAAGCTGGTAAAGCTCCTAAAAAGAAAATGCAATATGGTGGTGAGGCTGCTTCTATGGAACCTATGATGAAGAGTGGTGGTAAAATGAAGAAATGTAAATATGGCTGTAAGTAATATGACAGCTGGCAAAGCTAAGAAATCTGGTAAGCCAAGAAAAGCTCCTAAAGTGGCACCTCCTAATCCAATTAATGGGAATTATATGAAGGAGGCTGATACAAAATTGAGACTGAGAAGTCCTCAATGGCCTATGAAACAAAAGAGACTTAGTAAATAAAGAAAGAAAGCCCCTTAACTGGGGCTTTTCTTATTTTAAAGAATTATATGTAGAGAGAGTTTTAGGAATGTATTTTTTTGTTTTTGCTTTTTTATAACACTCGTAAGCAAACACACCATCAGCATCATATCTATGCAGTGACCATCTTGTGTCTCCTACACATTCTCTCTTTACAAGAAAGTTATGACTATCTACATATCCTACAGCAACAATCTTACCTTCTAGTCTTATAGTTCCATCTTTGTTTAGTTGACCAAATGATATAAAATCTTCATCTAAACCTTTGACATTCTCCCACAATCTATCAGACATTTCTGTATCATCATCATTGAAATATAAATAACCATCTTCAACAAGATCTATAGCAAAATTTCTCTGTCCATTTCCAAACACACTTCCTTCCACCTTGACAGAATAAGGTTCACATATATCAGGAATATCATCAGGGATTTCATCTGAATCAAACACAACAATCCATCTATAAGCATAACTAGGTAGATTGATACTCTTAGCAATTAGATGTAAGTTCTCTGGTCTAGAACAGGGAGTGATGATATTTATTAGCATGTTTATTTTTTAATTAATAATAAAAGTTTATCATTATCCCATCCTGGAGAATAATTATTTTTATGGTTTGTCTCTATAAATGTAACACTATAAAACACATCAGATAAATGTTCAATACTTTTTGCATATAAAGATTCATCAGCATCCTTAAATATATCTTCAATAATTAACATTCCTCCTGGAAGTATATAAGGATGAACATTATTAATAAATCTAATCTGATCCTCAAATACATGCGTGCTATCTTCTATGACAAGATTGTAAATTGTAGCAGCGTTTTTCAATGATGATTTAATACTAGCTTCATCCTTTATATTCATAAAGAAATAACTAGTGTCTAATAGTCCATCTTTCTTTGCATTTTCTATTTCAGATCCAAAGAATTCAAATCCATGTAATATAGAATTTGGAAAATACTCTCTCCAACACAACATTGATTTATTTTTCAATATACCAATTTCAGCAATTTTTAATTTCTCATATCGCTTAGAAGCAAAAAGAAAATCATATACAGCTGTATATGAATGTTTATGTAAACCAGCATCAGTGTTATAAGGAGATTTATCTGTACCATGTAATGCTCCTAGTTTACATAAATCTGTTTCAGAATATGTAGAATCAATTATTAGCTTATTTATTTTCATTGAATGATTTTAACATTTGTACATAATCATATTTCCAATTAGGATTTAATACAACATCTCCTGTTGGTATTTGTCCTCTTTGTCTTTTCTGTTCAATAAATAGAGAATGTCTTTGAATAGCATTAGCTGTTCCTGGAACATCATGTCCTTGTCCTGATTGGTGATACACATCTATTCCTCCCCATCTATAAAACCAACTCACTTCATCATCTGGAGGAGAGGCAAGAACAACTTGTTCTCTTCCAAGATTATGTATTCTTATTACTAAAGACATATCTCCTCCTGCATTCTCAATAGGACTCTTACCAATAGCTTCCCAAGCTTTCTTGCTATATACTATTCCTGAGTTTCCAATAGATACAATGTCTGTAATATTAGGAGCATTGTAATATACACCTCTCTGCCAATGTAATAAATTAGCATCTTCTTTCCAGTATTTAGCTATGTTACTTAAATGATTTGGTAAAGCAACATCATCATCATCCCATACAGCAATTAGTTCTCCTTCACATAATTCAATAGCATAATTCTCTTTATCTCCAATTGTGGAAAAAGTGTAATCAAGATTAATTATTTTAATCTCTGGATGATCAAATATCAATTTTTGCTTAGGATAGTCATTTACAATGACTAATTCCTTTTCACCAGGATAGTCTTGTTGGAGAAAACTATAAATAGATTCCTCCAACGTAGACACTCTTCCATACGTGATGCATTTTGCACTAATGAATGGAAGTTTCATTACCAAACTAATGCTATAGCCATAGAATTAACTATGAGTTTTGATTCTCCATTTATTGTTACAAATGTACCTCTTTTTAATTCTTCTGTAGGAACATAAACTACATCTCCTATTTTGATTCCTTCTACAGCATCACCAACAGCGTACACTTCTAACTTATCTAGTTGAGCAGCATATTCTCTATCCAGTTCTTCTTTTAGCTCTGGGCTTAATTCAATACCTTTAGTATCTCTAGGTGGTAGGGATAATAGCACCCTTACACCATTTAATTTTTTAAATCCTTTTTCCATTATACTTCTGTAATTAATAAAAATCTTTCACCATCTTCTTTACTAAGATAGATTTCACTTTGAAAGGTATTACGTTCTCTTCTCATTCCTGTCATCTTTCCTGTCTTAGGATTAATGTCTGGAACTTCTTGTACTCTTTCATGTAAGTCATCAAGTAACACTAGTGTACGTCCATCATCCATTGTAATTGTACGTACCACTTTTTCAATATTAAAACTATCTTTTACATAGATAGCTTCGCTAGAGTCATTCTCTAACATTCTTGTGTAAACAAATTGGTTTTTCATGTTATTTTAATTGATTTAAATTGTTTTTATTTCCTTTAATTTGAAATAGTATATGTAATAGTGTTTCAAATTTACTACTATATATCACTCCTTCTACACTATGATTATTACAGTATTGAGTGTATACATCTCTAGGAATAGCAGCCCAAGCATTTTTATATGGATTAAAGTGAAACACCCAATCATATAACAGTTCTTTATATTTTTCCATATTTAACTAATAAGAGAGTTCGTCTTCTGTTAACTTCCTCAAATCTATACATATCACTTTCAACATCAGCATGTTCAAGGAGTGTCAAAAGTATAATATTTTCTTCATCGAAACAAGCTTCAGGATATTTTTCTTTAGGAAGTATATGATGAAAATAAACAGACAATGCTTCACTACCTAACGATGTTCCACTCACCTCAGACTTATGAGGTCTTTTCTTCCATATAGATAGAAAGAACTCTTGCATCTTTAATATCCTATCATTATTATTGACAGGTTTTGGTGTAGATGGAATAGCTTTTTTGGGAGTGTGATTTTTACACACACCCCCAGACCAAGCTCTCATCTTACAACCAATTTCCTTACAGAGTTTAGTTGCAAACATCATTTGATTCCTGTACTACCAAAACCACCAGATCCTCTATCAGTGTCAGATAGTTCATCAACTTCTTCAATTTCTACATCTAGCACTACATCAAAGAATATCTGACAAACTCTATCACCTACAACATAAGGAAATATTGGATTATAAACTTTTTCCAAGAATCCATCACTATCAGTTGTAGATAATATAGGAGTGAATATAGCCATCCATTCTCCTCTATAATCAGAATCAATAACTCCAAAAGAATTATTTAACACCCAATAATATTTAGTTAAGTTACTACGTGGTACAATGATTCCTTTAAAACCTGTAGGAATTTCTGTAGAAAATCCTAATCCTACAACTATTTTACCATCTTCTCTTGTAGTGATGGTGTGTGCATAAGCATCACTTGCAGCAGCATGTAAGCTACCCTTTATGGGTAACTTACTGTGCTCATCTTTTTTCTTAAATTTTATCTTCATATAAGTTATTTAATTCGAGATGAAGTGTTGTGGAATCAGCTGTAGTTACTTCTTCCATATCTATATCTATTGTAATTGCTTCTTCTCCTTCTAATTGTGGTAAAACTTCTGGATTATCCATTTCTTTAATCTTAGCTATAATATCACTAGTTATAGAAGTGAGAAACTCAGGATTGTCTGTAAGTAGTTCTTCAAACTCATCTGCTTGATATTTAACATCAGCATAAGTGATGGTTTTACCATACTTACGTAAAATGTTATACTCATTACCAAGCATCATGATTTCTTTAAACTTATCAATACCTAGTCCATAGACAATCTCAAATTCTGATTTTCTATATGGAGGAAACATTTTATTCTTAATAGATTTCACTTTAGTAATATTACCATATTGAACATCACCATCTTTTGCTCCTGTTTTAGTTAGTTCTATAATACAATCACTATAAAACTTAAGAGCATGTCCTCCTTGAGTTGTTGTTGGATTACCAAACATAACACCAATCTTCTCACGATACTGACTGATAACTATAACACAAACATTATGTTGTGATAGAGCACCTTTTAGTTTTGGATAAGCATTACTATTTAATAAAGCTTTTCTACCTATTGTAGAATCTCCCACTTCACCATCAAGCATCTTCTTAGGAATTAAACTACTATCAGAATCAATAACAACAAGATCTATTTCTCCTGTGTTAATCATTTCCATAGCAATGTTAAAGCCTTCTTCACCACATGATGGTTGAGCTATTAGCATTTTAGTTGTGTCAACACCTAATTGTTGGAAGTATTTTTTATCAACAGCATACTCGCCATCAATATACAACACTTTACCTCCTTGCTTTTGACACTCAGCTACAGCATGTCCACATATAGTAGACTTACCAGTGCCCTCCCACCCTCGTAGTTCATACATTTTACCTTTTACGAAACCTCCTACACCAAGAGTGATGTGATCAAATCCAATTGATCCTGTACTAATGATGTCATAATTATCACTTCTCTTACTATCTAGTTCTAGAATTGATCCTACACCATAAGTTTTGTTTAACCTATCTAGTGCTTCTTGAAATTTGTTAGTAGTAGCAACACCACTTTCTTTTTGTTTTTTTGCCATTATATAGTTGTTTTTAGAATATAAATTTACGAAATTTTTGTTAATTATTTGTTGTAATTGCATAAAAAAACCCTAGGAGTGACAAGCTCCTAGGGGTATTAAACAAAACAACAATGGAAAACGATTTATTATTTTTCTACTTTTTCATAGGTTAATTCAAAAATATCAGGTTTACAAGGATAAAATTCTCCTTTAACACCTTTAATGATATAGTCTCCTATTGAGGCTTTCATATTTCCTTCAAGAGTTTTTATTACTATCCCATCTTCTTCAACTTCAAAAATATCTTCACCTAAGCCAACAAATTCTTGAATTGACATTAAGTGAAAGACTTCTAAGTTTTTTAGTTGGATTGCATCAATTACTACTGGTTTTTTTCTGTATTGCATAAGTTGTGAATTTACCAAATTTATTTTTAATCTAGAGAACACTGACCTCCTGCACAAGCAGCTATAGCACCAAAATCTACTGTATCATCCATCTCAATAACATTTGTCAAATCTACAGATTTTAAATGAGAAATACGAATATTATATTCTTCTTCAGATATGTCAGAAAAAGGAGCTTGGACATAACTACCTCCATCATAATTCAAAACAGATAGTCCATTATAGAATTCTCTATTCTCCCACATCCATTCTCCTACCATTTCCCACTCATCTAGATTAAATGATTTAAACTCATAGATTCTACTTTTATCAATAGAAACTGTAGCAGAAACATTATGTGTATTAGCACCATTAATGTGTCCTTCATTAATCCATTCTATAGAGAACTTCTTAACACGTTCTAATGTATCAATAGCTGTTTCAGTTCTGAATATAGATCCTTCTGGTGCTTTAACAGGAATTCTAAGACATATTGTATCTGTAGGACGTAACAAATCATCTTCAACTAACTCTGGATGATTAATCATCATGTATGTAGCAATGTCTTCAGATTTATTAAACCTCATAGTTCTGAGATAGTAATCATTATGCCATGCATGTATACCTGATGCTGTTCCTAACACAAGACTAGTTGTACCTGAAGGTTTAATACATGTAAGTCTAGCAGCTTCATTAGTACCTATCTTTTCAGAAATCATACTATTCACCACCTTTGCTGTATTAGCAGCAATTGTTAAGTCGTATTTAAGTATTTCTCCAGATCCAATACCTGTCATCCCTATACCTAACAATGCATCCTTCTGCGTAGTTTTAGACCAAATAGGACGTAAGTAATGGAAATCAGAAAATCCTGCCTGTAATGTACCAAAGAATGAAGCTACACCCACTCTATTATTCAAGTCTTCTTGTGATGTAATATCAGAGACATTCACCTCACATAAGTTACAAAATTGGAATGGTCTTAGAGCAATTTCACAACATGGATTAGTTCCCCAATCAAGATCATTAGTCCAATAGATTCCTGGCTCACCACTTCCTGATGCTTCAATACGTGTCCACAAAGCTTTGAATTCTTCTTCACTAATTTCTCCTCTCTTAAGAACAGCAGAGTTATTACTTCTACCTCTTTGCTCATTAAGTTCCCACCAAGCTCCATACTTACATGTAATCATCTCTTCATCATCATGAGAGAATAGACTAATCATAGCACTTCTACGAATTCCACCAGCAAGAACACTGTTAGCAATGTGACACATAATATCATGACACTCTAGAGGAGATAGTTTCTCACCATCTTGCTTTCTTTCCATAACAGCATCAATGTGTGTTAGACATATTTTTAAAGGTTCTGGACCTGGTGCTTTACCTCCAGCTGTAACAAGTCTTGCTCCTTTGTGTCTGATAGCTCTAAA